AAAGGTGGATGCGTTTCTTCCGATAAAAAAGTTGAGGCAGCACGGGCCAATGGTGCGAAAGGTGGAAGACCTAAAAAGATGGAAGTCTGCACAGCTTGATTCTATCAGCATCTGCGGGTGTCAACAGAATTAAGTAATTATTTTTATCCTACTGAAAAAAAGTGAAAACATTTTGTTGCATAACCCAAGCAGGTTGGTATCTTCATCTCAGTGGATGGCACAACGCCTGAAGCGAAAAACCAAAAACCAAATCAAATGAAAATCGAAAATCACACAAACGCAAAGTGGACATATAATAAAATAGCAACTGGCAATGATTCTTTTGGGGTAAAAGATAAGTTTGGCAGGGAAGTTGGAATCAAATTGAGCATCTGCGAAATCAAACAAGAAACAGCAGAATATCGTCCAGATGGATATAAAGACGGGTTCGTCTATTGCGTGAAATTCAACGGGGCATCCGAGTTTTACTGCACAATAATTCAACCTACTCGCAATGGAGAAATCTACCAAAAGGATACGCAAACATTCTTTGCTAACCTTTATGAAGCGGTTGCCCATGCAGAAAAAAGCATTCAAGCGTCTCGCAAACGTGCATTAAAAAAATTCTCTGCCTAACCCAAACGGAGCGGGTTCCATCCCCGCTCCACAATTGCAAAAATAATTCTTGCAAACCCAAGCAGATTCGATTAATTTCAAATCCTAATGAAAAACTACTACTACATCTCCACAGGTGACCTTAACGGATTTTACACTCTCAAGCACAAGTTTGATGAAGTCATCTATTTTCGCAGCGAGGGTTACGAGCAGAGTGGTGCAGTCGAGTCTCAAGTTGTCGAGCGTGACCAATTCATCAAGAATCTGTCTACCGACAAGGATCAGGCACTTGTTTCCGCTAACGCATGGCTTGATGAGAATGGAGTTGAGTTTCGTCTCCGCAGACTAGATATCGATTGGGACTTGTCCGAAATCCAACGCCGATCTGAAGAGGCACTAGAAGCAGAACGTGAGCGTGAAGCGGAACGCATTCGCACCACCGACTGGAGCATCCTTCCTTTCGGAAAGTATGCTGGTCAGAATCTCCGCGACCTTGTCACCACCGACCCTGAATATGTTTCATTCGTTGCCACATGGGACTCTGGTGATGGCAAGTATTGCGCGAAGGTTGCTGCCGAATTAATCTCTCCGTATCTTGCTTCCAAGAATGCCGCGCAGCAGTCCAATTGCGATAAAATTATCACAGCATTCTCTCGTAGCCAGTTGGAGTTTTGGTGCGATGTATACAAGGACAAATTTGCTGGGAATGTATCCAAGCAAATTTTGAGCGGAACCAAACCATCTGATCGTGCAATAGGTATCTTGGTTGAAATTGCCGCAAAGGAGGCAGGACGATCCAACAGCAAAAAATACAAAGCAAGATTTCAAGAAATCGTTGACGCACTTGATGCATAATTTACATGGGAGCGGGTTCCACCACCGCTCCACTACCCAACAAAAAAATGAAACTATTCAAATCTTCAGAACACTACAAAAACGCTTCGCACACAAAATTGGTGCAAGCATTGCAAGCCGTGGTGGACGCATACGGCCATAAAGATTCGTTGCTGATCGACCAGTGCAAGGATGCTTTAAAAGCCGCTGGAATCTTTCCAAAAAAACCTTGTTGACAATCCCAATCCGCTTGGATTATTCTACAACTCTTATGAACACATTAGAAACCATTGAAGAACTCACCACCGAATGGGTGAACGCAAACGAAGACAAGATCCGCTTTGCAGCTTGGGTTAGAAGTCTAACTGAAGAGCAAACTAAATCCTATGTTCGCAAATTCTCGCGTTGCGAGGATGCTCCTTGTTGCGGGTGCTGCGACTAAAAATAATTCTTGCATATCCCAACCCGCTTTGATTATTCTACAACTCTTATGAACATCACAGACCTCATCAACCACCTCGCAGAAAAAGCCGCACAAGGAAACTGGATCCCCGCTTGCGGTGGAACCGAGCAACCCTTCACCTCACGCAGTGGACGCAGACTTCTCTACTGCTGGCAGCAATCCACGGGCAGACACGCTTACTTGGATTGTGGATCAGATTTGATCCTGTCTGATGAAGAGGCACAGAACGCACTTGCTCTTTTCTAACATGAGTCTCATCGAAACATTCACTCAAGTTCCAGTCATCGTGACGCTCCAGCATTGTCTGGATGCGTTCACTGCAATCGCTCCATCAATCGCAATCCTTGGAGTAACATTCATCCTTACAAAAAACCAATGACAACATCATTCGCAGTTTCATATTTCATCCTTTCATTTGCATCCTGCTTCGCTTGCTATCGATTGGGTCAACAAAATATCCTACATCGTTTCAAGCAGTATTGCGAAAAGCGCAATCGGGACAATCAGACTTGCAGTAAATTTGAAGATTTCATCAATCAGTAAACCCAACCAAAACCAGTAAAACAAATGAACACACAATCCGAAAACATAGCAGAACTAGCAATCGCTTTATCGAAAGCACAGGCAGAGAACGGAACAGTCCACAAGGACGCAAAGAACCCGTTTTTCAAATCAAACTACGCTTCATTAGCGCAAGTATGGGAGACAGTACGTCCAGCACTAACCGCAAACGGACTTTCCGTGGTTCAGTTGCCATCACACGACGAAAATGGATACTACGTTGAATCCATGCTCATCCATTCAAGTGGTCAGTGGATTAAGTGCAAGACATACATGAAACCCGTGAAGGAAGATCCACAGGGAATCGGGTCTTTAATCAGTTACGCTCGTAGGTATGCCTTACAATCTCTTGTAATGGTGTGTTCTGACGATTTGGATGACGATGGTGAAATGGCAATGGGGCGTAGCAATGTTGCACCTGCTAGGACAACAATCACAAAAGTTATAGCACCAGCAACACCCAAAGAGGATCCCAACTGGTTCACAAAGGTAGAGTCTGTGATTGGAACCAAAACTGAATCGGCTACTGGATATCTGATCAGCAAGGGTGAGATCAAAGTTGGACAGTTGTGGAATGATCTTCCCGCTGGAAAGTATCGTGACAACTTGATCGTATCACCAGAGAAGTTTCTCGCAGCGGTTGCAAAATGGGAGGCATCCAAATGATACGCCATTCACTACTACCCAAGCTGGCTGAGTGTGCTTGTTTCGAGCCAAAAGAGGGCCAATCTTATGCTGCGTCTCGCGGGACTCACATGGACGAGGCATTCAGGGAAATGTTCATGGGGAACAATAAACCATTCCTTGCACTAAAGCCCAAAGATGCTGATGCGGTAATGTGGGCCATTGAGATGACAAAAACAATCGCTGGTGATCACGAGGTGGTAACCGACGAGAATAGCTTGAAAGTCAAGACACCGGGGATCGATCACGTTGGAACAGAGGATTGCCGCATTCCAGCACTCCACACTAGCCTAGACCTAAAATCAGGGATTATACGCTCATATTACGAGCAGCAATGTTCCTACGCTTACGGCAACATGGCAGCGAGTTATGATTTCGAGACTGGTGAATATGCTATTCGCGAATGGACTACGCACCTGCTGTTCTGCGACCAAGAACGTGTGGTCACGCACTCTTGGACAATCGAAGAAGCCAAGGAGGTTGTTGAAGGTGTTCTCGCAGCATACAACGATCCAAATAAAGCACCGACAGCTTGCGATTACTGCAAGTGGTGCAAAAAGTCAGCAACGTGCGGTCAAATTGCAGTTCCGCTTACCAACACACTAGCGGTTGTTGAAAACGATCTACAGGCCAACCTCGCGCAAATGCAGGAGCATCTCGCAGGTGATATCGATAGGTTATCTACGTTTGTAAAACAGAGCAGTGTTTTCAACTCATACCTTGTGGATTGGGCAAAAGATCTTCTCAAGGAAAAGCTACAGGCAGGGGAGAAGGTTTATGGGTGGAAGCTACAACGTCAAAAGGGACGTGAGACGTATCCTGAGGAGGTCATCGAACATATCGGTACTTGCACCGAAATGTCATTATCCGACAGTATTAAACTATTCGGAGGCAGCATCTCTGCTACAAAATTGCAGAAATACTGCGATTCTGTAGGATACGACCTATCCCAGATTCAGCCAGATGTTGGCGAGGAAATCGTGAAGTTAGTAGAAGACAAACCAAAGAAAGTAAAACTATGAACGAACTAAACTTTGATAAACTCACTGGCAATGGATGGAAGCAATTCAAAGACTTCCTTTATCAGTCCGACATTGCGTTTTACCAAACCTTCGCTGGGCATGAGGAGTGCCGTTGCAATGAGGGGAAAAAGAAGCAGGTAGAGGTTTACATCTACGATCACCGAAAGCATGGATACCCCAGTATTGGATACGAAGTAAAATGCACTGGTGAGTTGCCTGATGGTACATGGCTTGAACTAAAGTCACATAGCTTATCTGAAGATCACGTTGACCCAAAGGCGCAGGAACTTTTGGAGGTTTGGGATTGGTCTGTAAAAAACAATTTGACGAAATCCAAAAGCTAGATATTTTGCGTTAGCTTCAGACGAAGCGCATCGACTAGAACCCGATGAAAAACACAAACCAATTTACCCCTGCCTCATGGCATTGTCATTCGATAATGCGGTTCTACTTGAGGTGGGGGTTTTTTTTAAACTATGAAAATTAAACGTCCCTCATTTCAATTTTATCCAGCCGATTGGTTGCGAGATACAGCATTGAGATCATGCTCCGTACAATCCCGTGGACTATGGATCGATATGATCTGCTATATGCATGAAGGTTCACCATATGGTTACCTGAAGGTTGGCAATAAGGTTATCCTTCCATCCAACCTTGCAAGCATGACTGGATTAACCTTGCAAGAAACGGAAGGTTGCCTAAAGGAACTCCATGATGCTGGTGTATACGATATCGATGAGAATGGAGTCATATGCTCACGCAGAATGATCAGAGATGAGAACCTGCGAAACATTAGAGCTTTAGGTGGTTCAAAGGGAGGAAATCCAACCTTGAAGGTTAAGGGTAAGGTTAACCTTCCAGATAACCTTGATGATGAAAGTAAGGATAAGCAAAAACCAACCCCTTCATCTTCTTCTTCATCTTCTTCTTCATCTTCTTCTTCATCTTCTTCTATTAATAATATAAATAGACCAGACTCAGTTCCAGAACAGGTCTGGAACGACTTTCTTAAAATCAGAAAAGCCAAGAAAGCACCACTAACTCAAACAGCACTCGATGGAATAGAACGTGAAGCTAATGAAGCTGGATGGACACTAGAGGAGGCAATCACTGAATGCGTGACCAGAGGTTGGCAAGGATTCAAGGCTGATTGGGTTTGCAAGGTGCAACAGACAAACAACCGGGGATACTAAATGAAAAACATACCAATCGCTACAACAGCAGAAAAAGCGGCACTATCGCTAATCGCAATCGATCCAGACGTTCTACCTCACCTATCGTGGAATGCTGATCTGTTTGCCATATCACAACACAAACTGATCTTCACCGCACTTGAAAGAGTGTACCAGCGGACAGGAAGCACAAACGCACTAGGGGCATTGAGTGACTTGGAGACAACTGGAAAGCTGAATGCCTGTGGAGGCAAGGATGGAGTGATGGATATCCTCCAGACAATCTTCCTGTCCCCCGGTGCTATGTGCCTCGAAACCGCAGCGGACTATCGTTCGCAACTTATCAAAGCAAAAGGGTATCGTGATGCCATCAAAACGTGGGAGGACGCGCATGATGACGTTTGCGCTATGAAGGCAGACCTTTCTAGCCTTGCTGAGTCCTTTGCCAATGCAATCGTGCCAGAACACCAGTGCAAGGACGTAAAGGCCCATTTAAACGACTTTATGGACGATCTGGAGGACAAGACCCCACTAGAGAATTTCCCCACTGGAATTCCAAAGCTAGACAAGTTGCTTGGTGGAGGTGTACGGAGAGGTGAGATGCTAGTTGTAGGAGCGCAGACTAGCGGAGGTAAATCAATCCTGCTTTACCAAGCCGCACTACAGGCATTGCTCAACAACAAATCGGTAACGATCTTTTCGCTAGAAATGCCAGCGAAAGCAATCTTGCAACGCATAGCTTCCAACCTGCTTGGTAAGACAATCCTGCCATTGCGTGAGATGGAGGGAGTGACAGAGTGGAGAGGTGTTGCATCTGCTAGGGATATCTCAAGTGCAATCACTCAACTCATGCAGATGAAGCTAACGATCCGCGATGATCTCTCCGAGGTGGGTGAGATAGCAGCAGAGGCATCGAGACTAGCATCACTTGGCAAGGCCGATCTGATCGTGGTTGACTACCTCCAAATCGTAACCATGCCATCCGCTGATAACCGAGAACAGGCAGTCAGTGAGCTATCACGCAGACTCAAGTTGACTGGACTCAAGACAAACTCCGCAGTAATCACCGCATCACAATTGAACGACGAAGGTGCAGTTCGTGAGTCCAGAGCAATCGCTCATCATACGGACTTCTTGGTTCTCATCTCGCATCCAGATGAGAAGAAAAAGGAGGCTTCGTCATTCAAGAAGAAAGTCGAAACCCAACCAACTTCGCGCATCCACATTGGCAAGAATCGACGAGGACAACGTGACGTTTTTGTTCCTGTAAAAATGCGTGGAGATATTTCTAGATTTGAACAAATCGATGAGCATTGATCACCACTTCGACGAGGCTTGCATTCTACTCGACACTGCAACAGCAATCTGGCAGAGCCGCATGAAATCTAGGTTTGCGGACGCTCAGGAAAAATACGAAAAGGCAAAAGAAATCTACAATAAATATTTTGCACACATCGAAGAAAATCCTATTGACGATTTTGAGTTTTGACCATATATGTAGTGCCGTTAGTTAAATAAATACACCATATCAAATGAAACCACTCAACACAATCACAGTCGAGGCTGACAAGTCTCGCAACGACAGAGGCACACGGGACTGGGGAAAATTCCGCATCACGTCGAAGTCCTATCTATCCAAAGAAATCATTGAGTCCATCTGTGCTTCTCACGATATGTTTGGCCAATCGTTCACCTTCAACGAAACGAAGAACGAAGATGGATATAGCTACAATGGTAGCTATGATTGCTGGAGCGACTAGTATGAAAAGTATCGAGCTATTCATGGGGAGCGTTGCTCTTGTCATGCTAATCTACATCTTTGGTGGATTCCTATGCAAAGCGGCAAACTTCATTGCGAAGAAATTCTACGGAATTGACTTGGACGAAGAACACACAAAATAACACTTTCTGCAAACAAATGCAGACTTGGTAAGCGGCAACCATTAAAAGCCGCATAAAAGTAAATAAAATATGATAACACTAAGCATCGACGTAACAAAACTAGACAAGTCACGCTTCAAGGCAATCACCCGTAAGAATGGTGAGAAGGCACTATTCTGCGATCTCATCCTGATTGAATCTCAGTCAGATTATGGTGACTACATGGTAAAGCAATCGATCTCAAAGGAAGATCGCGAGAACGGAGTGCAGCTTCCAATTCTTGGTAATGCTAAGAATGTACAGGCTGGAGATAAAACCCCTGTAAAGGCAAAATTTGCTCCAGCAAAAACTAGAGATGAAGATTCGGAAATTCCATTTTAATTTGACAATAGTTCCGTTTTGATTTTAATTAGAGGCATGAAACAATGCTTCAAATGTAAACAACATCTTGAGTTGCTTGAATTTTACAAGCACTCAATGATGTCGGACGGACACTTAAACAAGTGCAAATCATGCACAAAACAAGACTCAGAAAATAGACGAAAACAAAAAGAAAAAAATATTGATTGGGCTTTATCTGAAAGAAAAAGACACAGAGAAAAATCAAGAAAATATAGAGATGTAGGCAGGGTGTTAATTAAAAATAATTCATATAATAAAAAATGGATTTGTGAAAACCCTGAAAAAAGAAAAGCTCATATGATTGTTAATCACGCATTAAGATCTGGAACTATTAATAGACATCCATGTTGTGTTTGTGGAAATAAAGCTCAAGCGCACCATGAAGATTACTCAAAACCATTAGAAATTATTTGGTTTTGTTCAAGACATCATGCAGATAGACACATTGAATTAAATGAGGAAAGATTAAAACAAACAATTAACTTATAATTTCCTCGCTAACCTGCAAAGGTCAGTCCCGTAGGCAGCAGGGGTAAATGGGGTTGGCTGTGACCCCAAAAACCACAGCCACAATTTTTAAAACGCAAACAATATATAAATGAATACACCAGAAACAGATAAAGCCGAAAGAATGGCATACTCGCAAGAGTACATGGTTCCAACTGAATTTGCTCGCAAACTTGAGCGAGAGCGCGATGAGTTGCAGTCGCAAAACAAAAAACTTATTGAAGAAGTTAATGACTTAATAAAACAACGACCTTTACTGGTAGAAGATTTCAAAAAAGAGCGCGACGAGGCGCGGGAGAAAGCGGCAAAATGGGAAGCTGTCTGGGAAGCTGTCGCATTGCGTGAGGCCAGTATTAAAGGAGCGCGGATTTGTGTGAAGGAGGACGTGAAATGAGCGATCAAGAAATCAACATCGCAATCGCGGAGGCGTGTGGGTGGGCTGAAATTGACGGGTTGTCAGCCAAGGGATTGATGGGGAAGCCCCCCGGCAAGCTCTGTTCTTTTGATTATTTGCCAGACTACTGCAACGACCTCAACGCAATGCACGAGGCGGTAATTAAAACATTCCAAGACGCAAGTATGCAGTTGGATTATTCAAGAATGCTAATTTTTGTTATTAAAAAATCATCTCCAATATGCAAGAGATTTTTTTCTGATTTTGATTTAGCGAATGCAACCGCTCGTCAACGCGCAGAGGCGTTTTTGCGGATGATTGGCAAATGGAAGGAAACGAAATGAGCGACCGACCAACTCCAGAGACAGATGCGCTTTTTTATAGAAATGGGTATCCCGAAGTAGTTGATTCCAGCAAAGCCATGCAGTTGTGCGAGAAGCTGGAGCAAGAACGAGATTGGATCACTGAAAAATTCAAATTATTAGAAGGATGTTTTAACCGAGCAGAACGCAAACGCGACGAGGCGAGAACGGTTTTAGAACGCATCGTTAAATTGAGCATTAACGCACGACGCGTAGAAGACTATGCAGAGTGGGAAAAAGCAGTATTAGCCATTTTAGACATTTGCGAAGAAAGGAAAGAGAAATGATTGATTTACCCACGCCAGAAACAGACGCAGTTGCGGAAAAAAACATCTATGGAGTTGCTTGCAAGGTAGATGTTGATTTTGCCAGAAAACTTGAGCGCGAACGCGACGAGGCGCGGGAGGAGGTCAGCAGCATCCGAAATATGCTATCCCGAAACGGAGAGGCTGTTGGAAATGGAGAACATAATTTTTCAATTATAGAAATGGTTGAAAATTTATTACAATCAAAGGATTACTTTGTCCGAAAAAGCGATTCATTAGAGCGCGAGCGCGACGAGGCGTGGGAGAAACTAAGTGCCAGATGGCAAAGTTTGCGAGATTCGCAAGATGAGGTTTTGAGGCTTACATTTGAAAATCGCTCACTAAGCCAAGAGCGCGACGAGGCGCGGGAGGAATTAGCAATCTTGCGCTCCAATAAAATGAGCGATCCGCTTCTTGAAACAACCTTTAAGCATTTAAACCACGAGCGCGACGAGTTGCGAGAAGATGCAAATCAACTGGCAGACAGACTAACCGCATTGGAGTTGCACTCTACAAGCGAGTTGGCTAGGTTGGAGAAAGAGCGTGACGAGGCCAGAATTGATGCGAAAAAATCCAAAGCATACAAAAGGGTATTGAAGGAGGCAAATGCAAACCTAAAACGCGAGCGCGACGAGGCGCGGGAGGACGCTGCAAAGTGGGAGTCCTCATCCGATGCCATGGAACGCGCAGGAGCAGAGCAAGCTCGACGCGCTGATGAGAACCGCGAATGGGCTTTGAAGGCAGAGCGCGAGCGCGACGAGGCTCGGGAGGCTGCATATGAACTTGCTAAACAGGCAGAGCGACTTCGCAAAGAACGCGACCAGTTGAAAGAAGCGTTGCTAATAATGGAAAATCTACTCAAGCCGGGGATCGAGCTTTTTCCTGAAATTGGGGAGATTTTGAAACAAGGAGGAGCGAAATGAAATCATCGGATTCTGCATTTCAGTTAGCGTTAATTTGTTGGCTTATAGATACTCAATTAGGATTAGATGGTTATAAGTTTGCTGGATTTGTTTGGGTGCTTATCGGTATGTATCGCCTTTGGAAGGAGGCTGTAAAATGAATAACAGACCAACACCAGAGACGGATGCAGTTGCGGAGAAAAACATCTATGGAGTTGCTTGCAAGGTAGATGTGGATTTTGCCCGCAAACTGGAACGCGAGCGCGACGAGGCGCGGGAGGAAATCGAAGCCCTACGCCACGAATATCACGGAGCTAAAGCAATGGCTGGTGGGTTCAAAGATAAGATCAAGTCACTCACCGAGCAGCGCGAAGAGGCGAGGGAGGCAATGCGAGAAGCATGGTTAGCTTGTATGAGAGTCGATGTCAGACTGGCCTTAGTCGAATGGCGAAATAAACACGCAAGTATATTGGAGGAAACAAAATGAGCGACCGACCTACACAAGAGACGGATGCGTTCGCCATTAAATTGAAAACATTGTGTGGTGAAAAATACTGGGTTCCAGTTGATATTGCTCGCAAGCTGGAACGTGAGCGCGACGAGGCGCTGGAGCTATTAGCAAGCGAGAAAATCACCCGCAACCATATCATAAAGCGTTCGGTTGAGGTAGAGCGCGAGCGCGACGAGGCAAATGAAGAACTTCATAAACAGCTTGTTCGATATGACCAGTTGTTTGACGAGGCAGAAAAAATCAGGATCGAACGCGACGAGGCGAGGGAGAAAATCGAGCAACAAAGAAAAGAAATCGTTCGCTTCAATGGCGCAACAAGTCATGCTGGTGGAACTCCTTTAAAAATTTCTTTGAGAGAGCGTGACGAGGCTAGGGCAGCGTTAATGAAGATCGAAGATTTATTTATCGACGGCACTGATATTTACGCAGACAGAGAAAACATGGGTCTGATTGCCAGAAACGCATTGGAGAAAATAAAATGAGCGAACCGCACTACACCTCCGAGATCGAGCGACTCAAGGAGTGCGACAAGGACTATCGTCCCATTGCTGCACAATTGGCAGTGTACTGCTCCGCTGCTATCTTTGCACTAAGGGCAGCAAACAAGGATCTGGAGGACGCACAGGTCAAAGCTGAGATCATTCCAGACCCATTCTCTGCACAGGCTATAGATGATATGTTTGCCCAGTACCTTGAGGCACTGCGTGACTATCCTGAGCTAATGCTAATCGCACTCAAATTCATACAGCAATCGCAATGATCATCGACCTAACAGCAGAGGACTTCATGGTGGCAGCAACAAAGGGGGCAGTACGGCAATTGGTTGCCATTAAGAACAAGCGCATGGGACACGATCATGGAGGACGATCCTATCGCAAGATGACTCAAAGACTAGCAGACAGCATCCTTGGTGAACTGGGTGAGATTGCTGTGTCTAAATTCACTGGGTTAACGCAAAGTTCCACTCTGAAAATAACCAAAGCAGCAGACATAGGTGCATCCATCGAGGTTCGTGCCACGGAACACGCAAACGGACACCTTGTCCTGTACGATTCCTCCAATAACAATTACATCTTTGTGTTCGTTACAATAAGCGGACTCAAAGCAACCCTGCGAGGATGGATCAACCCTGAGCATGGAAAGAAACCAGAGTACTTCGTAGATGGAGATCCAGACTGCTATTTCATCCCACAATCTGCACTAAATCCAATCGAAACACTACCAATCAAATGAACAACTAATTATGACAAAAGAAGCAATTGAAAAACTATCAATCTCATTAAAAAGAAAATGGTCTTCTGGAACAAGAAAACCAAACCCAAAAGAATCAATACAGAGAGCGGGAGCAACTCTTAAAAAAAGATACGCAAGCGGAGAATTAGTTCATAAACCACTTTCAGATGAAACAAAAAAAAGAATCGGAGAAATAAATTCCAAGAAACTAAGTGGTCGAATTACGAGAAAAACACCAATTGCAGATTGGGAAAAAGAAAGAATCAGACAGGAATTAGAAGAATTTAAAAAAACAGATCCGAGAGCGCAAAAGGGGCCAATGAATCAATGTTCAAAAATATGGAGGCTTGTTTCCCCATCAAATAAAGTATACAATTTTAAGAACTTAATGCACTTCATACGAGAAAATGAAACTCTCTTTGATTTTGATGATGTTCAATGGCATAAACAAGGAAAAAGGGAAACAACTTACACCTGCAAAGCGCATGGTGGATTGTCAATACTATCACCCAGAAGAAAACAATCACATGGATCTTGGAAGGGGTGGAGATGGCACTCCCAAGTCGAAAGATTGAGCTAGATATGGTATAATCCCACACAATCACTCAAAACTATACCCGCAATGAATGATTATTGGAATGACCCACCAGAACAAGATGAAATACCAGAATGCTGCGACAACGTCATGGACGTGGATGATCACGGCAACTGCAATTGCATCACCTGCGGCAAAACAATCGCAGCACAACAGGATCCTAAACCAGAAGATTACCTAATCGAACAATGAACTGGACAACTGAACAACTCAAAGAGAAAGGCTACATCCTCGCACCTGACGGACACTACTACTATGCAGACAACTATAAACCTCCATCTCGCAGGTTACTTGACACCCTCACTAAACACTCTCCTAAACGCTCACTGGACAAAGTACACAAAGCAAAAGCTGCTAGCAAGGACTGCACTGCTAAGTGCAATCCGCAGTACACTCTCGGAATTACAAGATTCTCCACAAAAACACTCGACGTGGACAATCTTGCAGGAGGCTGCAAACCACTTATCGACCAAATCCGATACGCGCACCTCATCCCAGACGATAACCCCGAAAGCGTCAACATCACGTTCTCGCAAGTCAAAGTCAAAACTCAAGCAGAACAACGAACCGAAGTCACAATTACCCAAGCGTAAACCTAAGCAGTCACAATCACCATATGAGCTTTAAACCATCCAAGAAAATGGGTAGACCTCCAGAGTACAACGAGGAACTAGCAGAGGAAATCTGTGAACGACTTTCAATAGGTCAAACACTATCCTCTATCTGTAACCTCGAAGGTATGCCAAACTACTCCACAGTATGGAGATGGGAATCTTCCAACGAAAACTTTCGCAACAAATCCGCACACGCAAGAAAAATCGGCACTCACGCACTAGCTGATGATTGCATTCGCATAGCAGACGATCCAATGCTAGACGCAGCAGAGAAGCGAGTACGCATCGACACTAGACTGCGCTTACTAGGTAAATGGAACGCACGTCAATACGGAGACAAAATCGAAATCGAGAACACGAATGCCAAACCACTAAACGTCACATTCACGATTGGTGACAGAAGTGCTGAACCAATTGAGCTAATCGAGGGCAGGGAACCAGAGGAGAAGCCACTGCGGATCGAAGCGACTGGAGAGGATCATGTGGGATAGCGAACGATCTGCTAATGCATTTTAACCTCAAAAACACTGATGTTGTCGATAATAATCACCATATAGTGGCAACATATTTTAAAATCACCATATATAGGGTTAAACAATAAATGGTCAAATTATGCCCCAAATGCAGTTCTACGACCCATGTGATGGAATGCCGTGACCTCGGCAATCGATTCTCAAGACGTAGATACTGCAACAACGGAAAGTGCAATCACAGATACTCAACCTTTGAAGTGAGCGCACAAGACTACCAAAGTCTGAAACAAGTCAACAACATGAAATCAAAACTAACCGAGATCCTAGAGAACCTATGAAAGCGCATGAGATAACACCAGAGATGCGTATAATCCAGCAACAAAAGCAGGAGATTAGAGAATTACGGCAAATCATCCACGAATTGCAGCATGACGTAAACAAGCAGAAGTCCTTGATCAACAAGCTGAAGAACAAGGAAAATAACCAATAACTTCACATAACAGCAGTAGTACATAATGAAAACAACAAAAATGAGATTCCACGCACTAGGATTACCGCACACAGTTACAAGCAAAGAGTTTAATGCTTGTGCCTACACTCAGAAGGTTCTAAAGTTCTCCAAAGCTATGACCAATAGGGGGCATGAGGTGATCCACTATGGGCATGAGGATAGTGACCTGCAATGCACTGAACACGTCAGCGTCTTGACAAACGAGGACTTTGCCAAGTCATATGGATCCCATGACTGGCGCAAGACGTTCTTCAAGTTCAACACCGAGGATCACGCATACAAGACGTTCTATGCCAATGCCATTAGGGAGGTAGGTTTTCGAAAGAAAAAGAACGACTTTATTCTTCCATTCTGGGGGTCTGGAGTACGAGCGATATGTGATGCCCACCAACATGATATGATCGTAGTTGAGCCGGGTATAGGGTACGCTGGCGGTCACTGGGCTAAGTGGAAGGTCTGGGAGAGCTATGCCATCTACCATGCGTTCTGCGGCATGGGTGCAGTTGGGCAGTGCCAGCAGGATAACTATTCCGTGGTGATCCCAAACTATTTCGATATCGATGACTTCACCTTCAATGACCAGAAGGAAGACTACTTCTTGTACCTTGGCAGGGTCTACTCTGGCAAGGGTGTGGACATAGCTATTCAGGCAACGGAGAGAGCGGGAGTTAAACTGGTTGTAGCGGGTCAGAAGGAAGCTGGGTATACATTCCCACCTCACGTCGAGTATGTTGGCTATGCTGACGTTTTAAAGCGAAAGGAACTCATGTCTAAGGCTAAGGCATCATTCCTGCCTAGCCAGTATGTGGAACCATTCGGTGGAGTACAGATTGAAAACCTATTGAGCGGAACACCAACCATCACCAGCGACTGGGGTAGCTTCGCAGAGAACAACCTGCATGGGGTAACTGGGTATCGATGCCGAACTATGGGTGACTACGTCGATGCAATCAAAAACATTGACAAGATCAAACCAGCGGACTGCCGTGCATTCGGTGAGAACTTTACACTTGAACGAGTTGCACCAAGGTACGAGAAGTATTTTCAGGATGTGCTAGACGTATACAACGGGGCAGGGTGGTATGCTGATGGCAACGGAATCGATGCAATGACAATGACTTACCCATCCAATCACTAACAAACCTTGTGACAAATACTACCCACTATTTGTCACAAACAAAAACAATATGAACGATACAACAGAAGAGAAGCTAGACAAGATAACCAAGGAACGTGACCAGTGGAGGGACTGCGCTACCAAGCTAGTGGAGTCATCAGGTTGGCATGACCTGTGGCCACAGGCAGTTGCACACTACCGCAAGCTGAAGGAGGAACTGAAATGAGTGACTACACGTTTGAATCCCAGTACTGGGGTGACTGCTGCAATACGTTCGACGAAGACCAGAAGCATTACGTCTATGCTCGATACATGGGACTGCATCAGGTTGGCTACGGGTTCAGCTTGTCAGGCAAGTCAGTGATCGACATAGGTGGTGGGCCTACATCAATGCTGCTCAAATCAAAAGGACTGGGCAGGGCATTGGTAGTGGATCCGCTCCAGTACCCGCAGTGGACGTACGCTCGCTACCATGAGCATGGGGTCGAGTGTCTAGTGATGCGAGGTGAGGACGTGGTGGAAGAAGGGTTCGATGAGTGCTGGATTTACAATTGTCTCCAGCATACGGATGACCCAGCACTAATCATTGCCAACGCACTACGAGCGGCAAGGGTGCTTCGCATCTTTGAATGGGTTGACATTGAGCCACATGATGGGCATCCACAGATGATCACGAAAAAGATGCTTGACGAAAGCATAGGTAGTGAGGGAAGGTTGGTTAACTTGGCTGAGGCAGGTTGCTTCGGCAAGGCATACTACAACATACATACAAAATGAAATTAAGTACACCATACGAGCAGTTTGTGCAGTCCATCGTTAAGCCGGGGCATGACATCCTTGTCCAGCTAACACCTCTTCAAGCATCCATCCTCCACATGGCAGTCGGAGTCAGTGGTGAAGCAGGGGAGTTGCTGGATGCGGTGAAGAAACACGCAGTGTACCAGAAGCAACTTGACTTCGACAACGTGAGGGAAGAGGCAGGAGATATCCTGTTTTACCTGACTGGATTGCTTAACGAGTTGGGATTGACGCTCAACGAGTGCATCGAGGCTAACGTCGAGAAGCTATCGAAGCGTTACCCTGAGAAGAGGTACACCAACGAAGCAGCAATTGCGAGAGCAGACAAGCTAGACGTGGTTGAAGAACCAGTTGCGTTGAAGGATGACGATGACTTGGATGGAGTGAAGGTGGAGCGGGTGTGTCGCGTTGAAGATCCAGAGTGCGAGTCCTGCCAATAGATCATATATGGGACACATTATCGGTTACAGCGTATTAATAGCTATTATACTGTATGTTGTATACGATTTGATAATGGGATTCAAAGAATGAACACACTGGAACACTACATTGAATACAAGCGGTTGAACGCAACTAAAGTGATGAATGCATTGCAGTTAAACGGAATCATCTCAGACGAGTGCATCTTCCCAGAGGACGTGCGTGACTCTGGTCAGGCAGTCTACTGGTTGGAAGACCATATGGGGGAAGTACATAAATGAACTGGGACGAATACGCATTGTCGATAGCAGAGGTGGTGGCGAAGAAGAGCAAAGACCCTTGGAGGCAAGTGGGTGCGGTGCTATTGCGGCATGACAACACTGTTGCAGCGTGTGGCTACAACGGATTCCCACCGCATATGGAAGAGGACTGGAGTTGCAGAGAAAAGCGTAGGAATTACGTTGTCCATGCAGAGCAGAACGCCTTGCGCCATGTGCGACCACTGGAGTGCTATTTGCTGGCATCAACGACATTGCCATGTAACGACTGCTTGAAATCGCTTGCATCTTACGGCATTAAACGCATAGTCTACAGGGAGACTTACCCAACAGATGAATCAACAACACTGCTTGCATCGGAATTCAATATTGCATTGATAAACGTATGACCAAAGAGGAACTCTGGAAAGTGTACAGCAACAAGAACCCATCATTCAACGGACGTGGGAATGTGACCATGTCTGCGAAGGGACTGCGGAAGCTGTTCGATACGACATGGGATGTTGCAATGTACGATGGGGAAGAAGAAGGGGAAGAGGAACCAAGGCCATATCATAGCGGCAGTGCTAGTGTAGATGCACTGAAGAGTATCTTTGGAATGAAATGATTGAACCAAACATAGCGCAGAAAGCGGTTAGCTTCGTAAAAAGTGCAGCGGCATTCGTTCGCGCAGGTATGCCTATTCGTAACAAGGAGCAGATTGAGGAGCGGTTGTTGATCTGCAATCAGTGCGTTCACTACGATGCAACGGCATTCAGTGGTGCTGGTAAGTGCGGCGTTTGTGGATGCAACATGGAGATCAAATTGGTTATGGACACTGAGAGATGTCCATTGGATCATTGGACATGACCAGAAAAGAAGCGCAGCGGAAATCCAACGAGGACTATATGTACGGACGCATATCGAAAGCAGAATGGGAGTTCCAGTTTGAAGAGCTAGGAAACGTAAGGATTTGGAATAAAGATGGTAAAATACACCAACTAAAGGAGGAACATGAAAGACTCAGACCAGATAACGGAGCTACAAAATAAAATTGATAAGTTGATTGATACATACATTGCGGAGTTTGATTTGCCGCTTGCGAGCATGGTTGGAATCTTACAGGTCAAGATCCATGAATTGATTGAGAACTCCATGTATGACGAAGACGAAGATGAAGAGGACGAGGAGGATGAAGAGTGAAATACAATCGCATAGATCAACTTGGAATTGTGATAACGGAAAGCCCAATTGACCATATTGAATTTGATGTTCTAGACAAAGCGTTGAAGAATAGCGGAATAGATTCAGACAAGTTCAACGAGTACTTCGGAATGCAAACCTGTTACGAGAAGGGATTGTACCCGTGGGACGTTGAGCCAGTCTTGGAGAGACTGATGAGCGGAAAACTAACAGGAACACAACTGTACTGGGATTAATATGATGAGCAAAGTAGATACATTTATAATGGAAGCGTTGGACGAGATGTTCAAGCGGGTTGGATTTGAAGGATTCGACAAAGAATTCACCCACCAAGAAGAGTGGTATTCTAAAAAGAGTTGGAACATGGATGAATTTAACGACTACAAGAAGTGGTTCGTGAATAGATTTGCCAAAGCATTCAGAAGCAGCAAGAAGATGGGAGAGAAGGAGTTTGCGTGGTTCAATTTGATGTATGGTTGGAAAGTGAATGAATAACAAGTCACCATCGGTGCTTCAGGCAATTAACATTGCCACCAGAATTAGAGCAGAAGCGGAGAAAGATGATATCAACGGAATCATCTATGCTGCTCAGTTTATACTAACAAATCTGACGAATTCGCAGAAAAAGTTGGTTACACTAGATGAAAAGGTAGCTAGACAGACTGTGTTAAACTTCGTTCAACACCTATTGAAACACGATCAATTTGAAGCGGCAGCAACGATTCTGTGGGGTAGTGGAGTGTACGATTGGAGGCCACAGAGTGCAGCGGACACATGGAGGTGTTTGTTTGAGCATGACAAACTTTTGGTGCAGGGGGCTGGAGCAATGGGTAAGACGTTCAATGCTGCTGCATGGTTCTTGTTGGATTGGATGCGAGATCCAGAGTACACCTGTATTAAAGTGGTTTCATTGACCGAGGCACACGCGCAAAGAAACGTATTCGCTGCAATCAAAAACTTCTACCGCACCGCATTGGTTCGTCCAGAGTATGAAGGCAGTGAAGATTTGGTAAAGAGCATCCAAGCGAACGACGATGACAAGAATGGAATCCACCTTGTTGCCGTTCCAAAGGGTGACAGCGGAACTGGTACGCTCCGAGGATTCCACCCCTCTCCAAGACAAAAGCCAGATCCCAAATGGGGACAGATGAGTAGGACGCACGTTGTGCTGGACGAAGCAGAGGAGGTTCCCGCTGGTGTTTGGGAAGGTTTACAAAACATCCTGTCTGCTGCCGATACAAAAGATTCCAAGGGACGCATTAAGATTTTCGGTGCATCGAACCCCAAGGACAGGAATAGCGAGTTTGGCAAGAGGTGCGAACCTGCGCGGGGTTGGCAGAGTGTGGATTGCGAGGAGGATTTCGAGTGGGACAGCAGGGAGGGTTGGCATATCTTGAGGCTAGATGCAGCGAGGTGCGAGAATGTGCTGGAGAAGGAGATCGTTTTCCCCGGCTTCCAATCCTACGAGGGCTACATGGCATATGAGTCCAAGGGTAGGACTGCTGAATATTACACAATGGCAAGAGGTTTCTTCCCGCAGGAAGGTATCTCAATGGCAATCATCACCCCAGCCATGATGGATAACTCAATGGGTAGCTTGCGGTTTATTGGGCCTGTAGTGCCTCTAGCAGCATTTGACTTGGCATTGGAGGGCCGAGATCGAGTGGTCTGTTCATTCGGACGATACGGACTCTGCGATGGGTGGACTCCAAGGGACGGACAATTCCGTGAATTCAAAAAGCCCAAGACGTGTTTGCAACTGGATTCACA